GCGGTATTTTTCCGCCTGTAATTCTTACCACATCCGGCACAGACCAGCAGACCGGAAAAAGGATATTTACCTTTGTTGCGGTGGGGCGTGTAGTGCTTTTCTGCCCTCCGCTTGATTTCTTCCTGAACAGCGTTAAATCGCTCCAGAGGAATGATCGCTTCGTGTGCGTTCTGTATGTGGTACATGGGAAACTCGCCGTTATTCCGCTGCCTGCACTTGGTGAGGTGGTTTTCTGAAAAGGTCTGCTGTAGCAGAAGATTCCCGGTGTAGGTGTAGTTGCGCAGAATACGCATTACGCCTGTTGGACCGCATTCGTTGCCATAACGGGTCATACGATTGCTTGCGTTCAGTTTTTTTACAATGGCCATGATTCCATCACCCTGCAAATAGCTGTCAAAAATCATACGAACAGTCTCCGCTTCCTCCGGCTCAATGATGTATGTACCGTGGTCGTAACGGTAACCGAGGATCGTGCCGTTCCAGGCAAGGCCGTTTTCATAATTGTGGCGGACTCGCCATTTTTGATTTTCGCTGGCAGAGAGGCTTTCTTCCTGGGCATAGCTGGCCAGGATCGTCAGCATCAGTTCTCCGTCAGCAGAAAGGGAGTGGATGTTCTGCTCCTCAAAGTAGACATCCACTCCCAATGTTTTCAATTCACGAACAGTCTCCAGCAGGGTGACAGTATTACGGGCCAGCCGGGAAATACTCTTGGTGATTACCATATCCACCTTCCCGGCCCGGCAGTCTGCCAGCAACCGCTGGAAATTCTCTCTGTTGTCCTTGGTGCCGGTCAGTGCTTCGTCGGCATAAACGCCTGCGTACTGCCAGCCACTGTGATTTTGGATCAGATCGCTGTAATAGCTGACCTGGGCAGACAGGGAGTGCAGCATGGCGTCTTTGCCGCTGGATACTCTTGCGTAAGCAGCCACACGCTTCAGCTTAGGGGTTTTTGCTTTGGGAAAGTGCCGTTGCACTACGATTCGTTCCATGTGTTTTCCTCCTTTGTATCATATTGGGGTAGTTCATATTCGCTCTGACCGGCCATTATATCAAGCACATTCCGCAAAAATACTATCCGAAGATAAGCCATACTTTTTGTTCAGTATGGAGCGAATCTGACAATAGCCATCTTGGCTGATGATGCCTTCATCCATCAGATTTCTGTACAGAGCCAGAGAGGTACGGTACAGAATCAGATTGTCGGGGGCGTATTTATCCTGCTTGTCTGGACGCAACATAACAGGCGCGACAGCAATATTTCCGGTTTTTGTTGCCATAGCTTTCAAACTCCTTTCCGCAGTACTGGCATACGAGATTATAGTAGGCTTTTCTGCTGACATCCTCATGGTGGCCGTTCCACCATGCCATCCGGCAGGTATCGGAGCAAAACTTCTTCTCCCGATGACCCTTCGGTTGCACCAGTAGCTTTCCACAGTTCTTGCAAGCTTTGGTGTCTGGGATGACTGGATTTCGATGAATGTGGGAACGCACCGTTCCGGGCGACAGTCCCAGTGTTGCGGCGATCACGGAAGGACTGTGTCCCTCCAGCCGCATATTGTTGATAGCGATTTTATCCTGCAGTCTCATAGTGACACTCCTTCCGTCATGACCGCAAAGTGGTGGGGAGAGTGACTACAGCCAGCCACTCTCCCGAGTTTGTTTATCGTCTCCCGTTCAAACGAGCGGTGAGCAGTCGTTCCATCACATCGTCCTGGGGTGTTCTGTCGCCCAGATCGACGGTGCAGTTTTCTTTGACCACCTGGTAGATCTGATACCAGGCGGTGTTGGCCTGTTTCATGTATTCACGGGACATGGTGACATAAGGGGAAGAAATAACGGTGCCCGTAGGCTTCTTTGCCAGAAAGCCAAATTCGGACACCGCTTCCTCACACTGGATCCACCGGGCGATAGACATAGCATACTGCTCAATCTGCTGTACGGGAATCAGATGGTCACATTTTCGTTCATGGAGCCACTCCCATGTCTCCTTGTAGATATCTTCGGCACAGGTGACGCTGCCGTCCTTCTGCTTTGCCTTCAGATATTCCTTTACGGGCGGCATATCGCTGCCTTTCAGGTTTACGGCTTCGTCACCGAAGTCCACCACCATCAGCGGCCTGCCGCCGGGATTCCCGGATGCGATCTTTTCTGTAATCGCTTTGGGTTTTCTGCCCGCTCCAGGACGGGCTCCGCCGCGATTCGTACCATCTTTCGACATACGGTTCACTCCTTTCTCCATATGGGTTATTCATTTGATTTTCCTGTTTTTTACCTTTGAATTCGCCGTTTTTCTTCATGCGACCCCGGCACCGTTTCCCAAGGCAAAGGTCGTAGAGATTTGATCCCCCCCTCCCCCTCCCCCTGGGGGGTCACAGGTGAGGACCAAAGGGCTTCTTGAATTTTCGGCTTTCATAGTAATCCATTAATTGCCCGATGGTATCAAAGTAATGACCGCCGCCCATGTACTCCAGACACCAATGGGGGTCGTTCTTGTCGTTGCTGTACATTACGATGACCGCATTGTGCTTATCCTGAGGGATGATCTGGACAACGGAATACCGCTTCAGATCCAGACCTTTCCACAGATACCGGGACAGATCTTCGTTTGCCATAGGTTTCACCTCCTTTCCGCACCGGATTTTACCGGGTTATTCATTCATGTCGTGGCAGCGCATATCGTACACAAAGCCACAGGTAGGACACTCCTGCCAGAAAAATGGTTCGTGCTCATTGTGATACACAGGATCCATCTGGTGATCGCAGAAGGGACAGTTTCGTTTATGTACCACCAGTCTGCGGTCACAGATCCGCTGGTTACCATCCACATCCACATCGATCAGTTCAATGTAATCTCCTGCGTTGCCGTCTACCACGGCCCAGAAATAACTGTGGCCATCACCCTGTTGGTCATAGCAGAGTCTGGAGAAATCCGATTTGCGGGTAGCCAGAACGGCATAATCATTGCCAACGGGCACAATGCTTTTGATTTTCATATCGATCCACCTCCTCTCGTATTGGTTATGTAGCCGCCAGAAACCACTGGTAGCCACCTCCAAAACGGAAGTGGCTACCGGAAAAGTGGTTCTGTGGCTTGGCTTTTTTGTACTATGTAACCACTGTAGCCACTTAAAAAAAATAAGAATAAAATATGGGAGAAACAAAGATTCCGCCGACCACACATTATTCTTATTTTTGTATATGTCACCCTTTGCAGCGTGGGGCGTGGTTACAGTGGATACAGTGGCTACGCAGATGCTCCCAGAAAATCATCTTCATCGAATTCTGCCGGGGTGACAGGAATATTCAGACAGAAAGCACGGGTGTTGACACCCTGAATGCGCTTCTGGCACTGGTTGCGTTCCTTTCCGTCGGAATCGGTGGTTACAACCAAATAGCCCCGTTCACGGAAACCCTTGATGGATTTGGTATAGGAAAACCCGGCACTCTCCAATGCTTGACGCAGTTTATTGGCAAGGGCAAACACACACTGACCTTCAATCAAACCGAAGCATTCCGGTGCCATGTTGGTAAATTTGGTGCGGTTGGAAGCGACCCAATCTTTGACAAAATCCCATGCCCGTTCAATGCTGTCCTGGGGCTCGAGGCTTTTTACGTTGGTAAGAATACTGATGCCCATGTCCAGTGCTTCTTCCCATGCTGTAGTTTCATCAATCCGGAACAGCGCCAGAGAGGAATAATAATCGGCAAGAGCCAGAACGGCGACATTGTCCAAATGCACACCGGGATCTGTGGAAAAAGAAGCGAACTGATCCTTCAGTGTATCCCGAAGTAAAGCGTAATCCTGCCGCAGCTTACTCCGATGAGCCAGAATGTTCTGCTGTAAAAACCGGATGAATGCCTTCCCTGCAAAACCGTAATTGCTCTCACTGACCTGATGGACAAATCTGCCGTATTCCGGATCGGAGATCGGCTGTCCGTACAGTTCCAGCACACGGGTATTGACGCCGTCCATGGAGTTTTCGCTGCTGATGGGCTGTTCGCCGGTGCAGATGATGCAATTGCGCCAGGTGGGTGTTTCCTGCAGTTTGCCGTTGCGACTGCCTCTGGTTTTTCCGGTTCCGTTGCCCAGTGAGTATACGATTTGAGCGGGAGAGAGCTTTCGTTCATTCAGAACCTGAAGTTCGTCCAGGCCGAAGGGCAGATTACGGAGGATAGCGGCCTTGCGTTCCAGACCCACAGCCGTGCTGTTAAAGCTGCCCATCAGCTGAATGGGATCTCCCCAAACAGATAACGCAAATTTCAAGGTGGCGGTTTTTCCGCTGCGGGATGCGTGCCAGCAGTGCAGAAGAATTACCCGGTTTTGCAGAGGCTCCAGCGTGGGCGATGCAAAGGATGCAGCCAGTATGGTTCGTGCGAAAGGATTTTTTCGCAGTTCCCCAGCTGTTTCAAGCCATATATCATAGTCACCGCATTCATGCAGACTGTGTACCAGATCGGTATGTTCATTGTCCTCAAACACGATTTCCTGATCGACTGCATAGGGATAAAATTCCTTATTCATCCAGCCGATCCGGTTGATGCTACGGGTAAAAGGGATAATGCTTCTGTTTTCATTTTCATATTCGGTCAGATACCGGACAACGCCCTCCGAATTGCAGGAATTGACCGGCAGACCATGATCTGAATAATGGATGATGGAGTTCTTGCTGAGCAGATCCGCCCGGGGAGCAATGATGGTTTTCCAGCGTCCATTCCGGTGGAATACCAATTCCATGCGTT